CCAGTTGGAAATACAATTCCATCTCTCGATGTTATTATTTCCCCTCCAGGCGGGCATGGAAAAGACATCTATAGAGAACTTGGTGCATCAAATGCACTTCTCTATGCCAGAATTGAAAATGATGATGAGAATCCAGATTTCATCACTGGTAATCAAATTGCAAGAATTGGAATTGTTAAAAATCCAAAGGCATACAATTCAACTTCTACGCTTTCATTATCAAAAGCAAGTGCCGTTTATGCGATTAGATTAACTGGTGCCGGTTATAGTTCGGCAACATTCACTGCAGACTCTTTAATTGAACAAACTGTTGGAACTGGCGTAACAGCAGTTGGAAAGATTATTAATTATGATCAAGTTACTGGTGTTTTAAAATATTGGCAGGATAGAACTCTTGCAGGATTTAATACAGTAGGAACTGCACAAACTGATCCAGTATACGGATACAATTTGACACGTTTTTCTTCAACTGTAACTGGAAATGGAAGTATTGAAATTGTTGGAACTACCTCTGGATTGAACATTGCAACTACTTTCAGCGGTCTATCAACCACTCTAAATAATAGAACATATTACCTTGGTCAATCATTTACGAATGGTTTGTCAAATCCAGAGGTTGCAAAATATTCTGGAGATATAATTTACGTTGACAACCGACCAGCTATTACCAGGTCTTCTAATCAAAAGGAAGATATTAAAGTTATACTGCAGTTTTAATAAACCATGGCCCAACAAATCAACCTCAACGTATCCCCATATTTTGACGATTTTGATTCGTCAAATGATTATTACAAGGTTCTTTTTAAGCCAGGTTATCCTGTTCAAGCGAGGGAGTTAACCGGTTTACAATCTATACTTCAAAACCAGATTGAAAAATTTGGCACCCACATGTTTAAAGATGGTGCCAAAGTTATTCCTGGAAACACAACCTTTGATACTGGATATTATGCTCTTGAGTTGAACGACACTCACTTGGGAGTTCCAATTGAAGCGTATCTTTCTCAACTGGTCGGGAAAAAAATAATTGGTCTTAGTTCTGGGGTTACTGCAGAGGTTGTAAACTTTATAACTGCGGATGAGAGTGAAAGAGGAAATCCTACAGTATATGTTTCATATCTATCAACAGGTGTTGATAATGTTCAAAGTGTGTTTTCTGATGGAGAACTTTTAACATCAGATTCAGACATAGTTTCTGGTCCTGAAAATAATATTTTTATACCTGCAGGAGAATCGATTGCATCAGCAATTTCAGAAAGTGCAACTTCTGTTGGATGTGCATTTTCAATAGACAATGGAGTCTATTTTGTAAGAGGCACCTTTGCAAATGTAAGTGCTCAAACGTTAATTTTAAGTCAATATTCAAACACACCCTCATTAAGAATTGGTTTTAGAGTTTTAGAAGAGACTGTAAACTCTGATGAGGATGAATCTTTAACCGATAACTCAAAGGGTTTTAATAATTATGCAGCTCCTGGTGCAGATAGATTAAAAATTACCTGCTCATTATTTGCAAAAGATTTAGATGATTTAAATGATGCTAATTTTATTGAGTTAGTAAAAGTACAAGATGGTATTATAAAAACTGATTCTAATAGAAATACATCACAATATAATTTAATTGGCGATGAACTTGCAAAGAGAACATTTGCAGAATCTGGAGATTATACTGTAGTTCCCTTTGATGTTAATACGGTAGAGGCTTTAAATAACGGTATTGGAAATAATGGCATCTATCAGGAAGGTCAGAGAACTCCTGATGGATCTGTAGTAAGTGATGATATTGGTTTATATTCAATTTCGCCTGGTAGAGCGTTCGTAAAAGGATATGATGTAGAAACTACTTCAGATTCCTTAGTAGAATTTCCAAAACCAAGGTCTACTGCTAAGTTAACCAATCAGGCAGTAAACTATAATACTGGTGTAACTATTCGTGTTAATGGTGTTAGCGGATCTCCTCAAATTGGTGTAGGTAATACTTATATTGTAAGTTTAAGAGATAGAAGAGTTGACTTTACAAGAAATAACGCTGATGGACAAGAAATTGGTCTCGCAAGAATATATGACTTTGCTCTTGAGTCTGGATCATATGATGCTCAAAATGGAAATGTCAATCAATGGGATTTGTCCTTGTTTGATGTTCAGTTCCAAACAAATATTACTCTTAATGAGTCAACCACACTTTCTGTTCCAACTTTTGTAAAAGGAAAATACAGTGGAGCGACTGCTTTCTTAAGAAGTGATGTTTCTAACAGCACCTCTATATCTGTATATGAGAAAAATGGTGACTTCTTGGTAAATGAACCATTTATCTTTAATGGTATTGAAGATTCTAGAGTTGCTACTGCAGTTACATCACACGGAATGTCTGATGTAAAATCTGTTTATGGTGGTCCTCAAGTATCTGTAGGTCCAGGTGTCACGGGTATTGGTCAAACTTTTAATGCAGATACAATTCAAAAAGTTGTTGTTGAAATTGGTCCTGCTAGAATTGCGGGAAGAGATAGAACAACTGGTCTTAGCTCAGTCACCAGCACAAATCCAAACTTCCCAGGTATTTTAAAAATTAATAGTCTGGTTAAATTCACTAATACTGCCGGAGCTGCCTCTACAACGACCACAGCAAGGGTTGTTAGTGTAGGATCGTCCAGTATTAATATAATTGGTGTTACCACGCTTCCAGGGACTGCTGATGGCACTATCCCTGCTATAGGAGCAGGTAATCTTCAAAACGTTAACGACTTTAAAATCGTTGCAACTCCTTTAGCAGACGCTAAAAATAATAGATTGTACACTGAGATGCCTAAGAGAAACATCTCTGATGTTGATCTTTCGGATGCTCAACTAATCATCAGAAAATCGTTTGACGTTATCATTACCACAGATGATCAACTTAATTCTGCTGTTACAACTGGAGATAACGAAACCTTCCTAGCATTTGATGAAGAAAGATATTCTCTTGTCAGAAATGATGGAACAATTGAAGTTCTTACATCTGATAAGATGGCATTCACCAGTGGCAATACCATTCTTCAGATTAATAACATCGGAACTGACTTGGCTGCCAACATGGAGGCAAAATTAATCACTACGATTAAGAAACTGAAACCAAAAGCAAAAATTAAGAGAAAGAATAGAGTAAACAATGTTGTTATTACCGCATCCAAGTTAAATGGATCTGGTATTGGAGCTACAACTCTAAATGATGGATTGTCTTTTGGCACCTTCCCATTTGGAACCAGAGTACAAGACGAAAAGATTTCAATTAATAGTGGAGACGTTCTTGATGTATTAGGTATCTTTGAATCTTTTGACACTGCGGATCCAACGGCAACAAGAATGACATTAACGTCCATTTCTTCCGTTGCTGGAAAAACATCCGATTTAATCATTGGAGAAAGAATCACAGGAACAGATTCTGGTGCAGTTGCAATAGTTGCTGAGAGAGAAACTGATTCTAGAATTACTATTCTCTATCAGACTGATGATGTCTTTAGAGAGGGAGAATCTGTTAGATTTGCAGAATCAAACTTACAAGCAATTATTACCACATTAGATGATCCTAGTAAGGATGTATCTGCAAATTATACTTTCAATACTGGTCAGAAGGCAACGTTCTATGGTCATGGATTCTTAACAAGAAAACCAAACGTAAAAGAACCAAGCAAGAGATTAAAAATCTACTTTGAAAGTGGTTACTATGAATCATCTGATGATGGTGATATCACTACTAAAAATTCATATGATACTTTTGATTATGGTAGAGATATTCAAACCATTAACGGTAATAGAAACACTGACATTATTGATATCAGACCTAAAGTTTCAAATTATACTATTGCAGAATCAACCAGATCACCTCTTGAATTCTTAGGTAGAAGTTTTACCACATCAGGAAACTCAGCCACAAATATTTTAGCATCTGATGAATCTATTGTTACAAATTATTCTTTCTATGGTGGAAGAATTGATAGATTATATGTTGATCAGGGTGGTGGATTTAGACTTGTAACTGGTCTTCCGGCAGAAGATCCAGAAAAACCAGATCCAATCAATAATGTTCTTGAAATTGCAACCATTGAGTTGCCACCATATCTCTACAGAATAGAAGATGCCTCAATATCTTTCTTAGATCACAAGAGATTTACCATGAGAGATATTGGTAAACTTGAGGATAGAATTAGGAATCTTGAGTATTACACGTCTCTCTCAATGCTTGAGACTGAGACTGCTAATTTGTTTATTCCTGATAATGCTGGTCTTAATAGATTTAAATCAGGATTCTTTGTAGATAATTTCACGTCTTTCCAAACTCAGGAAGATGAAATTAGAATCAAAAACAGTATTGACCAAACAAATAAAGAGTGTAGACCAACTCACTATACAAATGCTGTTGATTTAGTTCCTGGTCCAGTTGAAACACCACCTGCAGTGGGAGTAAGATTTACTCAACCTGAAGGAACTAATATTAGAAGAACTGGTGATATCATTACTCTTAACTATGAAGAAGTTGAATATGAAAAACAACCATTTGCAACTAGAACTGAATTTGTAACTCCATTCTTATTAAGTTTCTGGAGAGCAAATATTAAACTTACCCCAGCATCAGACACTTGGACTGACACGGCTAGACTTCAAGCAAAAGTCATTGATGTTGAAGGTAACTACAGTGATGCCGTTGCAACAGCAACGAGAGAGTTTGGTGGGTTTGATTCACAAACAGGTTTGACCCCAATTCTTTGGAATTCGTGGCAGACAAGATGGACTGGAACCGATTCTGTCACCAGAAGAAGAAACAGAACAGAAGTTACTGGTAGAACTAATTCCCAAACAAGAACTGGCGAAAATGGTGGAACTAGAGTAAGAGATTTCCAGAGTACAACCAGAACAACATTCCAAGATACTTTTGTTGATAACTTTAGAAGTGGATTTGACTCTAGAAATGGTAGAAGACAACTCATTACTCCACAAATAGAGACCTCTAGTCTTGGCGACAGAACCATCAGCAGAGATGTCATCTCGTTCATGCGTTCTAGAAACATTGAATTTGTTGGAAGAGGATTTAAACCACTTACTCAGGTATATCCTTTCTTTGACAATAGAAGTGTTGCTAAATTTGTTGTTCCCAAACTTCTTGAGATTGAAATGGTTTCTGGTACTTTCCAGGTGGGAGAAACTGTTGAAGGAATCGTTGGCAATTCTAAATTAATCACATTTAGAACTACACAAGCAAATCATAAAGAAGGTCCTTACAACGCACCAACAAGAACATATGCAAGTAATCCATATACATCTACTATTGGTGCAGCTTCTGGTGAATCTGAAAGTGGTGAATTTGAATTGTTTGATGGTGGAAATGCTGTAAAATTACCAGCAAATTATTCATCTACAAGCAGTATTATTAATGTTGATACTTTTTCTTTAGCAGAGCAACCATCTGGAGATTTCTTTGGATATATTGAAACTGGAATGATTTTGAGAGGTAGAACCTCTGGAGCTCAAGCAAAGATTGTTAATAAGAGACTTATAAGTGACTTAAGTTCTGATGTTATTGGAAGTTTCTTCATTCCAAATGCAAATCGCAATACAAATCCTAAATTTGCTACGGGAACAAAAACATTTACTTTAACTGATAGTTCAACTAATAATACTGAGGTTGCTCAGACGCTTGCATCAGAAAATTATGTGGCAAGTGGAACTCTCGAAACAGTTCAAGAGAGTATTGTTTCTGTAAGAAATGCTAAAGTTGAAGTTGTTGCTGAAAGAGAGCAGGTAAATCGTAGAGAATTTACTGGAACAGATACATCTACTACTGTTACTGACGTTACAACCACAACAACAGAGACAGCAAGTAGATTTATTGCACCACCACCACCACCTCCACGTAGATTTATTCCACCACCACCTCCACCACGTCGTAGAAGAAGACGTAGACGTAGAAGAAGAGGATGGGATCCAATCGCACAGTCCTTCTTAGTATTTGGAGACACAGGAGTATTCCTCACAAGTGTGGATATTTACTTCTCAGATAAAGATCCTAATGATATTCCTGTTATTTTCCAACTTAGAACGATGGAAAATGGAATACCAACTCAGAAGATCTTACCTTTCTCTGAAATAACTGTAACTCCTGCTCAAATTACCACATCTACTGATGGTAGTGTGGCTACTAAAATTACATTTGATGCTCCAGTTTATGTTGAGGAGCAAACTGAATATGCAATGTGCTTAGTTTCTGCATCTACTAAGTACAAGGTCTTTATTTCCAGAGTTGGAGAAAATGATTTACTAAGTGATGAGTTTGTTTCTACTCAACCATTCCTTGGTTCATTCTTCAAGTCACAAAATGCCTCTACATGGGAACCAAGTCAGTGGGAAGATCTTAAGTTTGTTCTCAACAGAGCAAAATTTGATTCTTCTGGCACCATGGAACTTTACAGTCCTATCCTTGCAGAAGGAAACGGACAAGTTCCAACACTGATGCCTGATCCAATTAATATCAGTTCTAAGAGAATTAGAGTTGGATTGAATACAGGCCTACTGTTCACTGGCAACCAGTTAGAACTTGGAAACACTGTATACCAAGATGGTTCTTCTAACGCAACTGGTAACTATGTTGGTAGTGCTGGATCCGCAACAGGAACCATGAGTGTTGTCAATCAAGGTATTGGACTTACACCATCTAGCGGAAGTCTTGGTTACATTGGTGTTGCTCTGAGCAGCATTACTGGAGCTGGTGCTGATCTCACTGCAAACATTCATGTTGCAAATGGTGTTGCTGTTGCGGCAACCGTCAATGCTGGTGGATCTGGGTATACTGTTGGTGATGTCCTTACTCTTCCAAATGGAATTGGTAATCTTAATGCAGGTTTGAATGCACAATTCTCCGTCGTATCTCTTGGTTCAACTAATCGGTTGATTCTTGATAATGTTCAGGGAGACTTTGTAACTGGCGCTGGTAACACCGTTATGTTTACCAACAGCGTTGGAGTTGGAACTACTCTGAATGGAAATGGTGCAAACGTGCTGATTTCTTCTATCAACACTGTAACTGATGGTCTCCATGTTGTTGTTGATCACAAGAATCATGGTATGCACCATGAACAAAATATAGTTATTATTTCCGATGTTCTCTCTGACATCAAACCAACAAAACTCTCCATAGCATATAACTCAAGTTCTACGACTGACATCTCAGTTTCTGATGAATCAGAATTTGGAACCTTTGAAAATGTTGGTGTTGGAACAACTAATGCTGGTTATTTGTTGATTGGTGATGAGATTATCTCTTACACAGAGACTTCATCCAACACAATTGGTGGAATAACAAGACGAGTTGATAGTACAGGATCTATAAATTATCCTGCTGGAACATTAGTCTACAAGTATGAGTTAGGTAGCGTTTCTCTAAGAAGAATCAACACCACTCATGAACTGGATAATGTCACTGCATCTAATCCTTTGACTCTTGATTCTTATAATGTAAAAGTTGACATGGGTATTAATGGTGTTGGTAGATCAACTGGGGAAAGTTTCCCAATTCTCTACTTCAATCAGACAAAATCAACTGGTGGTTCTAACGTCAAGGCTACACAAAATATGCCTTTTGAGATCATTACTCCTCAGATTCAAAACCTGACTTTACCAGGAACTTCTCTGAGTGCCGAGATGACAACTATTTCTGGAACTAGCATCAATGATGGTTCTGGAACTGGAACTGATCTGCCATTCGTTGTTCAGGAAGTTGAAGGAATTGCTTTAAACAATAGCAACTATCTTGATTCTCCAAGAATTATTGCATCTCGTGAAAATGAGTTTAATAATTCAACCACCAATGCTCTTCCAGGCGCTAGATCACTTAGAATTAGTCTTAACTTGAGTACTGATGACGATGCTCTGTCTCCTGTTATTGATTCTCAGAGAATGAGTGCTATTCTCACATCTAACAGAGTTAATGCACCAATCTCTAATTATCTCACTGATAATAGAGTAAATAGTTTAAATGATGATCCAACAGCATGTCAGTATATTTCTAAAGAGAATACTTTAGAAAATCCAGCGACTTCAATTAAAGTTATCGTTGATTCTCACATCAATAACTATGCTGACATTAGAGTCTTCTATGCAATCAGCGAAAGTTCCAACTTTGAACCGGTATTTGTTCCTTTCCCAGGTTACGATAACTTGAACGAAAGAGGAGAAATCATTGCTCTCGATAAGAGTAGTGGTAAATCAGATACATACAACACAGTTTCTGATGTCTCTGGTTTTGAATCTCAAGATCTTGATTTCAGAGAATATACTTTCACTGCTAATGATCTTCCATCATTCAAATCGTTCAGAGTTAAGATTCTTCTAGCAAGTTCTAACCAAACTTATCCACCTAGAATCAGAGACCTGAGAGTGATTACTATCACATAATATGAAATATAAAGTTGAGGGCCAAACCCACTTAGTTAGAGATTCAAAGACAAACTGCATCATTAATACTAGCAAGTCACAATATAATGAATATATTTCCCGACGTAACACTCAGGGTGAAGAGAAACAAAAGATACAACAACTTGAGAGTGATCTTGCTAGTATGAAAGATGATTTGAATGAAATTAAAACTTTATTAAGGAGTATTGCAAATGGATCCTGATACTATTGAACTCAAAAATTTATCTAAGAGTTTTGCATATCAAAAGATAGCCTCTGAGATAGATGATTGCAGTGATCTTGAGACTATTAGAAATATTGCAAAATCATTTTGCAAATTATATTATAAGCAGCAAGAGACTATGCAGATGATAGGTATTTCAAATGACAACTAAAAAAATAACATTTGATCCAGATGCTGGAGCATCATATTCCGCAAATTTTACAATGCTTGGTGGTGCAAATTTTGAAGGAAACTTTGAAATTGTAGGAACATCAAATACTTCATTCAATCTTGAGGGATATTCTGGATCATCTCAAATGACAAAAAGTGTTTCTATTGGGTCTACTGCTTTTCCTGCAGCAACTTTTGCTGTTGGTTTTACAAGTGCTCTTGATGGAAAGATTCGTATATCTCTTGGTGGCACACAGACTAAACTGTTAAATGAAGGTCGATATGTATATGATGTGATTGTTAGTTCTGGTAATACATTTTATACGTTGGTTAATGGTAATATTCTTGTGCGTCCAGGAGTGTCATCAATAACGGCACTATAAATATAAAAAAGGTAATATATTGTAAATGGCACAACCATCTACCCGACAAGAACTAATTACCTACTGTAAGAGGCAACTCGGTGCCCCAGTATTGGAAATTAATGTTGCAGATGAACAGATCGAGGATCTGGTGGACGATGCTATTCAGTATTTTCATGAAAGACACTTTGATGGTGTATTGCAAACATTTTTACATTATAAAGTTACTGAAGATGATATTAATAGGGGTAAGGGACCAGGAACTCCTGGTGTAAGCGGTATAACAACCACAACAGTTTCAGAAAATGTTGGAACTACAACTCAATTTAGTTACACTGAAAATAATAATTATATTAAGGTTCCACCTTCTGTTATTGGTATAACTAAAATTTTTCGTTTTGATGGATCTAACACTACAACAAATAATATGTTTAGTGTTAAATATCAAATTTTCTTAAACGATATTTATGGATTAGGATCAACTGAAGTTCTCAGTTTTGGTATGACTAAGAGATACTTAGCAGATCTTGATTTCATGTTAAATACCGAGAAGCAAATAAGATTTAATCAAAGACAAGATAGATTATATTTGGATATTGATTGGGCTAGTGTTTCAAAAGATGATTATTTCGTTCTTGATTGCTACAGAATTATAGATCCTTCTGATTATTCAAGAGTCTATAATGATTCGTTCTTAAAAAGATATCTAACTGCTCTGATTAAAAGGCAGTGGGGCCAAAATCTGATCAAGTTCCAAGGAGTAAAACTTCCAGGTGGCACTGAGTTAAATGGAAGACAAATTTACGATGATGGTATGAGAGACCTTGAAATCATTAGAGAGCAAATGTCAAATACATATGAACTTCCACCTTTTGACATGATCGGTTAGAAAATTATGTTAAATCCATTTTTTCAACAAGGTTCATCAGGTGAGCAAAGTCTTGTACAAGACTTAATTAATGAACAACTCAGAATGTATGGTGTAGAGGTTCACTACATGCCTCGCAAATACATGACTGAAAAAACTCTCATGAGAGAGGTTGTTGAGTCTAAATTTGACGATGCGTATCCGATTGAAGCTTATGTCGAATCTTTTGATGGATATGGAGATAACTCAACATTACTTTCAAAATTTGGAATACAGCAGACAAACGAAATTACTTTAATTATCTCAAAGGAAAGATTTGAAAATTATATTTCTCCTTTGATGAAGAATGAGAGCAATACTAAACTTTCAACTAGACCAAAAGAGGGTGATTTAATTTATTTTCCTCTTGGAGATCGTTTATTTGAGATAAAATATGTTGAGCATGAAAAACCATTCTATCAATTACAAAAAAATTATGTCTATGAGTTAAGATGCGAATTGTTCCGTATTGAAGATGAAGTTATCGATACTGGAGTTGATGAAATTGATGATACTTTAGAAGGGATTGAAGGGGCAGATGGAGACATCATCTTCCAGGGTGTTGGTCTTCAGAAGTTTACATTGGTTGGAACTGCAACATCTGCAACTGCAGTAACAACAGTTGTAGATGGGGCCATTAGATTCATTGATATTACCAATAGAGGTAGTAATTACCTCTTTAGACCAAAAGTTGGAATATCATCGGCACCATCTGGCGGAGTAACTGGTATTGCCTCAGCATTCACTTTGGGAGGTATAGTTGTTTGTAGTGGTGCAGCTGATCCTGGCAATAAATTAGTTGTTCAGAGTGCTCCCCTTATAAATCCAGGTTCTGGATATACTTCAGCACCAACAATACAATTCATCACTAACAATACTGATGGAAAGGGATCTGGTGCTGCCGGAACATCAATCCTTACCAACCATGGTGCTATCGGTATCGTTACGGTCACTGGAGGGGGTTCAGGATACACTACAGCACCTACAATTACCTTCACCGGGATATCTACTGTCTCTGCTGCTGCAACAGCGATTGTAAGTGCAGCAGGAACTGTTTCAGCGGTTTATATAACAAATGCCGGTGCTGGTTATACAGTACCACCAACAATTTCTATTGCAGTTCCAGGAAGTTCTTCTTCTGGAAACTTCTCATTCAACGAAACTATCACTGGTGGAACTTCTGGGGCAACTGCTAAGGTTAGAAAATGGAATGCAGAGACTGTTGAACTGGATGTCTATGATGTTGATGGAATATTCCTGAGAGGAGAGACTATCACAGGATCTTCTTCTGGTGCAACTAGTATTATTAGAGTAATTGATGATGGTCCTGGAGAAACTGGATTTGAGGATAATGATGGGTTTGAAACTGAAGCAGATGAGATTTTAGACTTTAGTGAAGCCAATCCTTTTGGCACGCCATAAATATAGTGTAACAAGAATCTAAAAATGTTTGAGTATTTTTATAACGAGATCTTGAGGAGAACCATTATTTCTTTTGGTACTCTTTTTAATGATCTTGAAATTAAGCACGCAGACTCTTCGGATAATACCACAAGTATTATCAAAGTTCCGTTAGCTTATGGTCCTATTCAAAAGTTTTTAGCAAGACTTGAGCAGTCTCCTGACTTGAATAAATCGACGGCAATGTCATTGCCTCGTATGTCATTTGAGTTTACTGGTTTAACTTACGATCAATCAAGAAAGGTAACTACAACTCAACAGTTCACGGTTAAAGACCCAGATAATGACACTGGTGTTAAAAAAGCATATATGCCAGTTCCTTACAACATGCAATTTGAATTAAGCATCATGGCTAAATTAAATGATGATGCTCTTCAGATTGTAGAACAAATTTTACCTTACTTCCAACCATCATATAATCTTACAGTAAATTTGGTTGGATCTATTAGCGAAAAGAGAGATATTCCTATTATATTAGAAAATATAACAATGCAAGACGATTATGAGGGGGATTTCTCCACTCGTAGAGTTCTTCTTTACACTTTAAGATTTACAGCAAAGACATATCTATTTGGTCCTGTTTCCTCTGCAACCTCAGATATTGTCAAGAGAGCTTCGGTTTCTTATTACTCCGGAGACAGTAAGAGTACAGTTAGAGATGTTACTTATAGATCTACTCCTAGAGCGATTAAAGATTATACTGGAGATGTTGTTACTAATCTTGCAGAGGATATCGAAACAACCACAACATCATTTAATGTTGATAGTGGATCTACAATCACACTTAAAAAATATGTTGAGATTGGTGGAGAAGAAATGTTTGTTACCAAGATATCTGGTAACAAGATTACCGTTGAGAGAGGCAAAGATGAAACAACTATCATCTCACATCTCAGAGGTGCAGAAATTAAGGGTATTGATTATACCAGCACAGAAGATAGTGATCTCGTAGAATTTGGAGATGACTTCGGATTTAGTGGTACATATGAATGAAAATGACTAAAAAATATGATGGTTTAGATGATGCATTCAACGTAGAAACAGAAATTGTTTCTGCTGAAAAAGAGTCAATCGAAGTCGCTAAAAAACTAGAAAGACAAAAAAGTGATGTTGATAAAGATTATGAGTATACAAGAGGTAATCTTTACTCTATAATTGAAAAAGGTCAAGAAGCGATCAATGGTATTCTTGAATTAGCTCAAGAGAGTGAAATGCCCAGAGCATATGAAGTTGCAGGTCAACTAATTAAAAATGTTGCTGATGCTACGGATAAATTATTAGATCTTCAGAAAAAACTGAAAGATGTTAATGAAGAATCTAAGAAAGGTCCTACAAATGTAACAAATGCTCTTTTTGTAGGATCTACTTCAGACCTATCCAAATTTCTCAAGTCTCAAAATGAAGACACAGAGAAAAAATAAATATAACTATAGCTGAGGTAATAATAAGTGGCATTAAAGAAGCCTTCCGATTTTTATATTAAACCTGAAGAGAAGAGTTCTTTTGATTC